CAGCCACGTATAGAGAATGCCGGGACGTTCCGTCTGCACACTCAACACCGTGTCAACATCGGCAGGCAGGTTGTAGCCGTACGTCGCACCAGTGGCAGCGAACGTGTGCTGAGCGACACCCGGCACATGCGAATGCACCGCCTGCACCGACTGCTTCACGGCCTCAAGGACAATGTGGCGAGGGAACAACGGGTTGGCGACAACGCGGGAGTTCAGCGATTGAGCCGCAGCAGTGGAACCATCAGCCCCACGACCGAACGGGAACAACGTCACCGTGTTCCCCGACACCGAGTCGACTTCCATGATCTCGTCACCGATACTTAAACGCCCCGCGCTGATGCGCGTACCGTTACCGACATCGAACGAGGTCACCGAATCGTCAATCGCCTCAGCGAGATACGTCACCTGCTCCTGGTTGCGGACATAGCCGCGCAGCGAGCCAGCCGTCTGCTCAGTGATTTCATCAATCGTTGGCATTAGCAGTCCTATTCGTAAACTGAGCGGTCTTCTTACTGTTGATCATGTTCGCCGGGGGGTCCTTCTCCGCGTTATAGGCGCGGCCTAGAAGCCGAGAAGCCTGCTCAGCGGCACGCACCTTCTCCGTCGAAGTGCCCTCAGGTTGGATACCGTTTAAACGGGCCGTCTGATACGCAGACAAGTCCTTCTTCGTCTGGTTAAACGCATCGTTCATCGGGGTCGTTGTGTTCATTGCGCTAACCGTCACACTCGCTGAGCGCAGGCAAGCCGCGTAACTCTCGTGATCCTTCGTCTTGCAACCTTCACGGCAACTCATGTTTCTCCTAAAGCAAAGTGGGTGAATAGCCAGCAGCGATAAGGGCCAAGCCCTCCGCCTCACTCACGGTGTACGTGTACCCGCCGACATAGGCGACATCAGCGGACTCAACTTCCCTAGCGGTCGGAGTGAGACGCTCCGTGTAAACACCGCCGTTCTTCAAGATCGTCACGCCCGCCTGATGGTTGAAACCCCACGCGGAGCGTTCCCTCTTACCCGACCACTTGTCGTAAATCGGGGTGGTGAACGAGTAGCGGACGACAGGCAACGGCACAACCGTTGCCGCCTGATCCATCTGAGACATCACGCTCAGCGAAGCCAAGCCGAGGAACTGCACCCCGCCGATAGCAGAGATGCTGGACTGAGCCGACAACAGCGAATCCACGAGCATGACCTGCGTCGCCGTAGCCGACGTACTCGACTCACCAGCCAAGTCAGACGCGCCATACTTGATCACGATCGCGCCGACAGGAAGAGCCGACTCAGCGACAAGATCCACTGCCGATGCGTGAGCCTGTATCGCAGTAGCAGACAGCGACGACTCCGCAACCAGATCCACGGAAGCAGGAGCCACCTGCACGCCAGCCGAAGTCAACTCCGACTCGCCAGTCAACGCAGACGACGCGACCTTCACGACCACGGCACTCGACGTGGAAGAACTCTCACTCGTCAATGCAGCGGAAGCGATAGCGACGACCACGCCAGCGGCAGTAGCCGCAGACTCAGCAGCCAGGTCACAAGAACCCAACGCTGTCATCAGCCCAGTCGCAGACAAACTCGACTCGAACGTCAAGTCAGCAGTAGGACCAGTACCCGGAATGATCGTGCCAGAAGCAGTCAGAGCGCTCTCGCCCGTCAGGGCGGAAGAACCCACAGCCGTCATCAGTCCCGTGGCCGACAAGGACGACTCACCCGTGAGGGAACTCGACGCTACAACCACCCTGACAGCGTTCGCCGTCAACCCCGACTCAGCAGTCAGAGCGGAAGCGGCAACAGCCTGCATCACACCGGCAGCAGTCAGAGCAGACTCGCCAACCAGATCCGAAGCAGCCACCGCAGTCATCACTGCGGAAGCAGTCGCATCCGACTCAGCAGTGAGAGCGCTCGCACCAGAGATCACCACATCGGCGGCAGCCGACAAAGACGACTCAGCGGTCAGCGAACTCGAAGCGTCCACGATCACGCTGGCAGCAGCCGTCGCAGCGGACTGCGCCGTCAAGTCAGCGGCAGCGGTAATGGTGACCAGACCGGAAGCGGACAGAGACACCGTCGAGGCGACATCCGAAGCAGCACCAGTCACTGCAACAGCGACCGTGCCAGAAGCGGAAGTCTGAACCGTCAACAGTTCCGCAGGCGCACCATAGGAAACCTGCGCGCCATCACGGATCAGGTAGATCGCCGCCGAGGCGGTCGAAGCACCATACCCCGAGAAGATGCTGCCCGACACTGAAGGTACGCCCGTAGCGGTCCCCGCAGTGATCGTGCCGGTCATCGAATACCAGCCGAGGTCAGGATCGGTTGAGGAGAACGACTGGTGCTTAGTTGTCCCGGAGCCGACGACACAACCAGGAACAGTCAACGTCGCACTAGCAGGGTACGCGCCGACCGTGGCGATGGTGACCACGTAGCGGTCGCCCGTCTTGAACTCCAGCACGCTACCCGCAGTAGCGGAAAGAGTCAGACCCGCCCCGTCCAGGTCGGTAGCACCAACCACGTCGTAGTAGATCTTCCCCGACGTGGAATACACCGACTCCGCACAGGTCGTGGCGATGGTGTAACTCGTCCCGCGAGTAAGAGTGTTCGACCCCGACGGGGTGCTAGGCCACACATACGACCAGGCATCCATGCGAGTAGAACCCGTGAGGCTGCCGCTCGAAGCCGTCGAGCCAGCAGCGATAGAAATGTCCTGCGTGCCCCACGAAGCCGAAGTCACAGCATCGTCGTAGTCCTTCTGCGCCGACCAGTAGATCGTCAGGTCACCCGTCGCCGTACCAGTCGGCAGATTGTGAGATGTAGTTGTGGACGGGCTAACGACCACTCCGCCGCCGTGCGCCCGGTGGGTGGTCGTGTTCGTGGAAGTGTTCACCGACCCCGCAGCGAAGATGAAAACCTCTACGGGGGTAGCCGACGCGCCACCGTCATACTCGACTATCAGGGGGGAAGCCGAAAGGCTGGCGGTCACTGCAAGTGAAGCCGCGCCCTGATAGTCGTAGGTGCCGTCGCTCGATAAAGAAACCGTCGACGCGAGAGGAGACGTGCCACCAGAGTACGCGACGACAGTGGTGTAGTCGGCGGTCCAAGTGATGCTGTCCAACTGCACCGTCGAACGGTTGCTAGGCGAACCACCGACAGCATTGACAACCAGTTCGATGTCAATGTTCGAGCCGTCAGTTCCGGAACTCGTCCAATAGAACGTGTCCGTCTGACTCGTCAGGCTCGACACCGTAGTCGTGCCCGACGTGTAAACGAGGGAACCACCCTCGTACACCTTCAACACGTAGTCAGGGTTATTGCCCGAGTCGTGTCGAGTAACAACATCAACCTGCTGGTTATTCGTCCCCGTCGTCAAGGCACCCGTAGTGAGGGCGTCCATGTTCCACGCGCACGTCCAGTCAGTGTTGTTCGTGTCGGTAGTGAACGTGCCATCGCTCGCGCCAGTAGCGTTACCCGACCCAGAAGTGGAGCCCGAAGCAACCGACGCTGCGTAACGAGTCTCAGTAGCCATCAGTCACCTCCCCGGTGCGGAAACGGTGACTAGGCCGCAAGCGGAGAGATGCTGACAGTCAAGCCGTTCAGAGTGAACGTGTTACTAGAAGCCCAAGCCTGCGAAGCAGACAACTGAGCCGAATACAGGAACGTGCCACCAGACGAAGCCGTCCACACGCTCACATGCGTGAGAGTCTCCGACGTGCCACCGTTAGTCCACGGCCCAGCAGTACCCGAGATAGCCATCGAGCCACCCGACGGCGAACCGTGCGATACCGAATAGCGGGTCGTGGAACCCACACTGATGTTCGCCGAACCAGCAGAGCCAGGGTCACCCGTGTGCAGTTGCACATAGCAGGTGGTAGTCGCAGTGAACGTTGAACCGCCAGTGCGGATCACATCAAGCCACTTGTTCGCCGTGTTGGCGGTTGAGACACCGACTGTCATCGGTCGTCCTCCTCTGTTTCGTTACTTCGATCAACAGAGCCACTCGCCTCGAAGACGATGGCCCACTTAGTCGGCTCCATGATTAGGAAAGGGAAAGGGTGATCGCACCAGCAGCGAACTGAAGAGTGTCGCCCGAGCCGGTCGTCTTGCTTGCAGACAGAGCGCCATACGCGAGACGGTTCGTGCCAGCCGAGTTCCACAACTCGATACCGACCGTGGTCGCGGCAGGCATAGAAGTGAACGAGACTGTTGCGTCGTTGTCGATCGAACCGGACGACGCAGCGTTGAACGTGATGTTCTGGCGCGCGTACGAGCCACCCACGACCTCAGTACCAGCAGCAGAATCGGTACCGTTCGCGGTCACGAGAGCCAACTTGATCGGGGTGCCAGCGGTGTAGCCAGCAGTGCCAACGAGCGCATCCAGCAGAGCGTTCTCGGCGTAGTCAGTGAGGTTGTCAGCCACTTTAAGTTCTCCTTGAAAGTTTGAAAGGGGTGGAGTAGGCGGGGCCGAAGCCCCGCCCACTCACAGAAGGTTCATCGACTAAGCGATGGACGAACCGGACTCGATCCGGTACAGGGCCGCGTCGCGGTAAACCGCGTGGCCGAGCAATGCGAACCAGCCGATCGGTCGGAACCTCATCAACTTGTCGGTAACATTTCCGAGCACGACGTTGGGCTCCACTGCGACCGCTTCAGCGATCGCCTGATCGCCGCACACCAGGGTGCGGTAGTTACGGGCCGAAGCGGCACCGTCAGTAGCGTTGTACGCACGCGGGGTCTCCACGAAGTACGCACCACCGAGGACACCAACAACACCCTGCTTCACTTCGGAAGAGTCGGTGTACTTGTTGATGTCTTCAAACGCGAGAGCGCCGGTCTCCGAGCGGAGATCGTGAGCGGTCTCGGGGTGAGTGTAGGCAGCGTAGAGGCTGCCCATCTTCGGCACAGCGTTCGCTGCACGCAGTTTCGCAACAACCTTGCGGATGTCGGCACCCGAGAGGGTGTCGGCGGCATCAACAGTGACAGTCGAAACAGCGTCGCCGGAGTACTCGATCTGAGTACCCGTGATCGCGGTAGCAACAACCAACTTGTCGATGCTGTCTGCCAAGTTGTACGCGATGAGGTTAGCCACACTTGGGTCCACGTCTGCGAAGGAAGTTTCCTTCAGCAGGCGAGTCTGAAGCACGACGTTGCCGTGCTCAGCCAGGGTGACAGTCACCGTGTCGACATCGCTAACAGCGACAGCGTCCGGGTCCACCTTCTCCGTAAGCGGAGTGGTGTTAGCGGCGAGGTCGTTGTACAGCGAGAAGACAACAGACGAACCGGGCATTGCTTGCTGAACCGGACGCTTTGTAACGAGGTCACGGAACATCGGTTGGCTACGCAGAGAGAACTCAACGTAGCGGTCGTAGGCAGCCTTTACTAGACCTGCAAGGTCAGCGGTGCCCGTCAAGGCATCAGCCATGACTTAACTCCTTCTAGTTTGATAGGGATGGATAGGTGGTTTAAGCCACCGAAGGGCCATCCGGGGAACCGAACAGGAGGCGGTTCAACTCTTCAGGGCTGGAAGCAGCCTTGATGAGAGCAGCGACCTGATCCGGATCACCGGAGGCAGTAGAACCTGATGCTTGAGTGCTTGCGATACGTTGCGATGCGAGCGCATCAGGGTCGGTGGTTGATTCACCACCAGTAGTGGACTCTGGCACTGAGTCGACGGTTACACCGAAGACCTCAGCGTTCTCAGATACCCACGATTCGATCTCATCAGCAGCAGTGAGATCAGCGGGAATGAACTTCGCAATCTTCTCGTTCAAACCCTTAGAGACGAGTACGTCCTTCACAGAACGATCTCGCACCGTCGCCTTCATTTGCGACAGTTGCTCTTGCAGTTCCTTGATTGTCGCTTTCTGCTCGCGCTCAATCTTGCGAAGGGCTTTGATCGGGTTGTCACCGCCACGCTCGTCAGCGTCGAAGTCTTCCCAATCGTTGTCGTACTCACTCATTGTTTCTCCCTTTACTAGGTGGATTGGCGCACGCCACGAACACCCACAGGGGTATGGGGTCGGCTCGTGCTACCGGGCTTAGGGACACACACCAGGGCCGGTCGATCTGGTGTGGAGTGGACGTGCCCGGAATCGAACCGGGGTAGGAAAGCGAAGGGTTACCCGCCTCGACTTACATCCTCTGACCATTCACGCCCGGAGCGTTTAAACGCCCCTATTGTCGGAAGCGGTACCGAGAGCGTTCCGCCCAACACCACTCTTCTTACCGAAGCGGTTCTTGTCGCGTTCCGCTCGACGCTGCGAGGCGAGCATCTTCTCCGTGTCGCCAAGGAGATCCGCGTCAAGAAGATCGCTCTTCCTGAACGTCGTGTCTCCCTCAAGGCTGGACAGGAACTCGTCACGGTCAGCAGCCAAGCCCGTGATACCCATACGCATCTGAAGTTCGACAAGTTCCTTACCGTTAATGTCGTTGTACTCCTCGCCCAAGGCACCCTGGTACTTCTCGAAGTCACGCCACGAAACGTCACCCTGATCGAAGCCAGCCCCACGGGCAGCACCCGCGATAGCGGAAGCGCGGAGTTTCCTCTGGATCAAGTTCTGCGCCTTGTTCCCGTCAATGACGTACGCGAGCAAGTCACCGTCACCGGCCCCCATCTCACGCAACGCCTGACGGTAGGCAGGGTCAGTGTCGTTATCGAGCAAAGTCTTCGCGGACTCGATACGATCGTCCAACTCCGCAACGCTCACGCCGTTAGCGATGAAGTCACCGAAGTCGTCGTACGAATCGTAGAAGCCCTTCGGTAAATCCCACTGGTTCATCAAGTTCCGGTACGAGCGCTCCAGTTGAATGTACTGCGCCTCGTTCATGAACTGGCCACGCTCAATCAGCCGCTTCATGCCAGTGAAACGATTGTTGTACGTGTTGGTCTTCCGGAACTCCATGATGATCCGGTCGTTCGACCAGTCGTTCCACACCCAGTCACGCAACTGGTTCGTGAACGAACCATCCATGTCCATGCCCCAGTCCTGGAACAGTCTCTTCGCCTCATCGAAGACGTTGGTACGTCGACGCTCACGCTCAGCCGCAGCAGCACGCTCAGCCTCTGCCCGAATCAGCGCCTGAATCTCGGCGGCAGACAGGGGTCGGGGGCCAGTGGGGGCGGGTTGTGGAGTGTGGGTAGGCCCAGGAGCCGGTGCAGGTGCAGGGGCGGGACCCCAAGAGTTAGCGTGGTTA